GTGAAGTCTGAGTTTAGTGACGAAGTGTGTCATATTTGCCGAGGTGAGCTAAAGCATTATCGAGAGCCAAAGGAGATGAGTCGGGGCGACATAGTGGAGTTTGATGAGATAATAAAATCTAAACCCGGATCATCTTTTATTTTGATGTGCAAGAATTTATTCTCTTGCTCTAGGTGTGGTTGGTGGTGGTCAAACGAGCGAGGAGTGATTTATCCGTCTGGTATAAACTCGCGAAGTCCCGATGATTATTGCCCAGGGATAGAAAAAATAGATATATCGAGCAGCAAGGTTGCTATTGATGATCTGGTTTTTCATCTGACCAGAAAGTGGAGTGATCGCAAGCTGATTTCTGCGTCAGCAGCAGAGTTACTTGTGGGAAGTCTTTTAAAAGAGCATCTAGGTTGTGACGTGGTAAGTGCAACAGCCAATACACATACTCAGGATGGGGGGATAGATTTGCATGTTTGCCACAAGGGTGGAAAAATACTATCGGCGGTCCAGGTGAAGCGAAGAATAAATCGAGAAGTGGAAGGGGTGGCGGAGATTAGAAACTTTTTAGGAGCATTAGCCATTGAGAATATTTCTAAGGGAATTTTCGTGACTACTGCGACAAGGTACAGTAAAAAAGCTTTAGAGATTCCGGATAAACTAAAGCATAGTGTAAATGCTAGGTTAGAGCTTGAACTTTTCGATGGTGAAAGATTGCTTGAGCTACTTAAGAGCCTGCCTCGAGCGAACGCCTTGATTCTTCCAAAGGAAGTATCTGGTCCAGACATTTGGTTGGACGATAGCAATAACGAATTTACCACGCGGCAAATATTGTACGGTTATTAATTTGTTGTCGAAGGGATAAATAAATCACCTAGTTATGGCGTTCGGTGAAATCGAATCCGGGTCCGCAGAGTCCTTAGGCTGTAAGCGCTCCATAAACCCCACCTGGCTAAAGATAGGTAAAGCGCTTAGCTATGAAGTCGAGGTTCGCAGTTCCACGGCAGCAAGGCTTCGTAATCCTCTACCCATGTCGCCGTTGGCAAACGTTCAAGTGCGTGGCGCAGCCACGTAAAGGGCTCCTGGCCGCTGGCTTTGGCAGTCTCGACCAGGCTGTACAGTTGAGCACTGGCCGTCGCGCCCTTGGGCGTGTCGCTAAACAGCCAGTTCTTTCTTCCGATCACGAAGGGGCTAATCGCGCGTTCTGCCGCGTTGTTGTCCATCGGCAAATACCCTTCCTCGACGTATCGTTCCAACTTGCTCCAGTTACTGGCGAGGTAACTGATGGCTTTGCCCAAGGCATTCTGAGCGGTGACCTGGGGCTGCGTCTTTTCGATCCAGCTTTTCAACTGAGCCAGTATCGGCAGGCTATGTTCGTGACGGCCGTTTTTACGGTCAGCATCGCTACTGGCCTTCAAGTCGCGTTCGATCCCATACAGCTTGTTGATCAGATTCAGCGCAATATCCGCACGTCCTGTTTTACCTTTGGGCTGCACTTTCTGTGCTTCAACAAACTTGCGTCGAGCATGAGCCCAGCAGCCTAAACGTTCAACTCCAGCTTGAGCGCCCATTGCGTTGTAACCGGCGTAGTCATCGGTCATGACGTAACCGCGATAGCCTTCAAGCAGGCGCGTTGGCACCTCCTGCGCCCGGCTGGTGGAGTAGTCAAAAAGGATTACCGGCCTATCCGGTGGGCCGCCGGTTTGCACCCACATCCATGACTGGCTGCTTGGCTCACGGTCAGGCTCTTTCAATACCTGCACCCGCGTTTCATCGCAATGGATGACCCGGCTGGCCAATAGGCTGTCGCGCATTAAATTCAGCAGCGGCTGGAAGTGTTCGCCGCACTGGATCACCCAACGGGCCAGGGTTTGGCGCGGGATATCAATGCCGTGGCGGCCCAGTACTTTTTCGAAGCGATGCAGTGGTAGGCCATCGACGTATTTGGTCGTCAACAACATCGCCAGAACGCTGGGGCTGGCCATGCTCTTTTCAATCAGTTGAGCTGGCTTGTCTGCTGTGACGGGTGCCGTTTCGCAGTCGCGGCAGCCATAGACTTTACGAACATGCTTGATGACCCGGATCTGCATCGGCACGATTTCAAGCTGCTCGCTGACTTCCTCGCCAATGGCGTGTTTGCGGCAGCCGCAGACGCAAGTCAGTTCATGCTCGGGAAGTTCGTGGATGACTTCGATGCGCGGCAGGTCAGCAGGCAGTGGCTTGCGTTTGCCACGGCGCTTAGCGGGGGTGACAACCTCTTCTTCAGCGTTCTCGTCGATAGCTTCGACGACGCTTTCGGCTTCGTTGAAGAGCGCCAACTGCGGTGTGGCCGGATCGGCTGTTTGCTCGGACTTGCGTCCGAACAAGCGCTGGCGCAGCAATGCGTTCTCTTCTTCTAGAAAACCGACCCGCGACTGCATCTTCGCAAGCATTTGCTTGAGCAGTTGGAGATCGTCGGGAAGGTTGTCGGGCATGGATTTCATGCCCTGGATTATACCGAATCAGGCCAAGAATCGCGGCGTCAAAACCTGATGGGGACGGTTACGCCAGAGGTCAAAACCGTCGAGCAGCCAGTTCAGTTCCTGAACGGTCAGAACAATCGCCTCGTCGGTGGCATCGGGCGATGTTTTGAATCGCTCCGATTCCAGGCGTTTGAGCCAAAGGCAGAAGCCGTTGCGCTCCCAGTACAAGATTTTCACTCGGTTGCGCGGCTTGTTGAGGAAAACGAAAAGTACCGGATCGAACACGGCAACCTTGATATCCAGTTCGACCAGCGCAGCCAGGCCGTTGATAGATTTTCGAAAGTCCACAGGTTTGGGGTAGAGGTCCACTTTTTCGACTTTTGCGTCGGGTCGCATCATGGTCGATGGGCTCCTGAGAGAATCGGGAGCCCAGCATCGGGGATTAGATTAGTGCTTTAAATGTGGGGTTCATGGAGCGGTTACAGAAGATCGAGGCCCTGGGAGCGCTCAACCTGCTTTCAGGCGGATCCGCGAGCCTGGCGGCAGTGAGCGACCTGCACCAGGCGACCGGGCGCGATCTGAACCTGGTGGTTGGCCATAAGCACAACGCCACGGTGGGTGGCGACATGCATGAGCGTATCGAGGGATTACGAGAGAGCATCACCAGCGAGAGTCAACGCTTTCAAGCATCTAAAACGTGGATGGGGTCAGAAAGTCTAAATATATTCAAGGTACTCTGCGATACACTAGATTTAATCAAAGCTATGAATGCCCAAATTGCATCTCACTCTCACGGGGGGACGCCTATTCCGGACAATGCAAAAGAATTTAGTTTGGACGGATTGAAAGCCGATATTCTTCTTTCTGAGTTAAAAAAAGTAACGCATTTGAAATGCGTTACTAATTGACAATAGTTGATTGCATTGCGCTGCAGTTATGGTTTGGTTTTCTGAAATCTTGAATAATAAACCTTTACAAGTTCGCTTATTCTGTATTTGTCAAGTGGTGAAGCGTTTGATGCATACAAGATGAGCTCTTGTGTAATGCTCTCCGCCCATTCCGACTCTTCACTTAACGTAGTTGTGAGTTGGTCCGCTTCATATCTGTGTATCAAAGCTCTGGATACAAGCTGCATCTTAGCGGGTCCTAACTGTAAAAGCGCTTTAACAAATTGATCAGGGTGGATGAAATGTAAAAAACTTATATATCCAGCTGACTTGAATCCGTTTAAGCTCGTTATTTCCATGCAAAACTCACTCGCATCGGTTTTTAATTTTTCAAAGATTCTGGCCGCCAGTGATATTTTGTATGTTTCCGCCGCTTCGAGCCTTTTTTTGTTTAGGTAATTCATAGCCGATATGAATTCGTTAGTACTGTTTTCTTTGATTTTTAAATTTAAGCTAGATTCATAGTCTAATCGATTTCTGCCGAATACGGGGGTTAGTTTTTCGGCTGCCAACAAATCGTCTACGTATGTTTCAAAGTTTTTTTCTATATCAACAACAGAGCTTTGTGTGTATCCAATTTTTGCGGACCAGAGAAAAATGCCTAGAACATGTAAGATTTCACCAAGGTCAGTATAAAGGCGATCGTCATATTTTGTCTTCATGTCATTAAATGCAACATCGTATTCCTCATTTGAAATATCCGCGGCATGCCACGCGATCAGCCATGTTGGCCGATCTACATATCCAAAATTCAAGCTTGCGGCTATAGATGCTTTTATTTGCGTACTATCTATATGGCCTCGAATTAAAATGTCTTCTAGGACCGAACTGGAAAGCAGCGTATTGCATATGTCGAACCCTAGGTACTTATCTCTGATCTTCCGAAAAGCCACTCCAACATCATTATCCTCGCCATCATACCTATAATCTATGCTTTCCCTAAGCTGAATGTCCTGCTCACTCAAATTCCCTGATCTGAGCTCTAGGGACCATGCAAACAAAAGTCTGGCTATATCTAGCATCACACTATCATTGTCAATGACGCTTCTATCGAGTATCTCGTAGACTCTCTCATAGGTCCATGTTGCCATTTGCAAGCTTCTAAAGTTGTTGACGTTGGAATGCTCATAGATCTGCAGTATTTCGGTTTTTTGCTTTTTTAATAACTCTGCTGTATTGGCGTTGCTTAGTTTGGCTATGAGTGATGTGAAAACCTCATCAGGGTCGCTATATACTTTAAAAGTAACTCCTATTAATTTTTCTTTCCTTTTAAGGTAATCCTCTTTTTGTTTTACTTCGTGTTCATTCACTGATATTAGTACCTTTCCACCCGTATCCTCGATAAGTGAACTGATAAAGCCCATCAAGTTTTCGAGTGGTATTGCACATCTTTCAAAGTCGTCAAATATATATAATTTTGTAAAGGGAGGGTCTGTAATGTCTGAGATTTTTAGGTCGGATTTTATGCGGAAAAAGCCCATTGCTGACTGTGCTGCCTTGACCCCTATTTTTGCTGCTTTATTATCTAGGATGGGGTAAACTGCGCGAAGAAATGCAGACCGAATATCATCCGTGTCTGATAGTCCATAAAGGCTGATGTATACATAGTCATTTTTGTTGGGGAACTTTAAGTTTAAAAAATTCCGTATGAAGTGTGTTTTGCCGGAGCCCCACTCTCCAGTGAGTGCAACAGCAAATCTAGGTGTTTCAGATAAGTTAATATAGTACTCTAAATACTTTTCAATTTTTTGGTTTTTGTTCATCTCGCCATCCCTGTCTTGAGTTGATTATAAGGTTTAAGTGTGGAGCAGCGGTTGGTATGTTAAATTGTCATGGCCGAAATATCAAGTTTGTGGTTTTCTGTCTTAAGCCAAGACGGGCTCTCCCAAGCTGAATATTTAATTACAGTTCATGCCAGTTGTCGCGGATGAATTCATGCAGACGATAGCGCCGGTACAAGTTCATCAAACCACTCAGAGTACGAAAGAATTTTTTCATACTTAAAGGCATCTGAATGACCTTCCTCCAGCGTTTTTCCCGGAACACATACGCTGTTGGGGAATCGCTCATTGAAAGTTTCCCGTGAGGACAGCAAGCCAACTACTAACTGAGCTTGCGGAAAAAACCGCCCTACTAAGGCGGTTCTTTTGCGCCCCAGAACGTGATGGACTGGCCAAGTATGCCGGTTTCCGGCCACATCAGGACCGATCAGAAAAATCCGTCGCAAAAAAATCTGACCAAAAATGCACTTATCCCCCTCCCGCCGACGGGCTTCGCGTCCGTTTTTTTGCAAATCTCAATGCAGTGCAATAGCCCTTCAAGCCCAAGCGGGCCGTGGGCCTCTGGGGCTGATCAGCCATTTCACAGAGTGCAAAGTTTTGAAGAGTAATGCAGTGGGATTGCACAGTGGACCTTGGACGGGCATTCAGGAGCTCCGTGCAGAAGCCCCCGGTTTTGCTGGGTGAAAAACCAAAAAAGACCCTGAGGCCAGGGTTTTCGAAATCAGGGTCGATTAAATCGCACACCGATTTCGGTCACAGCCTCGTTCGCAATGGATGGGCTGGAAGCCTTGAGCGACACGGCTTGTAGATCAGTTTGGCGGTTTCACTGCATTACACAGTTACTCACGGGCTTGAAACACCATGCACCTGACTGTTTTCTTCAGTAAAACACTGGCCACGTTCCTGTTGGCCTCGACGAATTTCGGCTTAACGGACTCGGTTAGAAATCTGCGGAGAGATGAGTCGACCTGTAGCCCGCAACCATGCTTGTCCAGACGTGACTGCAGATCTTTGAAGTTGATCGCGAGCAACGACTCGGGTGCCGCCGAATGGTTGTACTGTTCGCCTTTGCCATCCAGTAGGTCGAGTGCTGACCAGAATGGAATCAATGCGTCCTCAGCTGACTGTTCGGGCAAGCCAATGGTATCGAGGGCTGGTATCGGCATGCAGAGCAGCGCAGAAAAATGGGCGAGCTGGTCATAGATCGCCGAACGAAGCGCCATGCTCCTGGTTCGATTCAACTCCCTCAGGAGGAAAACTCGATGGCGGGACAACGCGATCTGGTCAGTGACGCATAAATCCTCGGACATGTTTATCTCCTATGCCCCGACCGGGTCGATGGCGCTGAAACGTGACCGGAACGTGGGATTTCGCTCTGAAAATGGGGGTGGGGTAAAAAAAATAGCGATATTAGCTAGATGTGAGGAAAAAGGGGTTGGAGGCCCCGGTTTTGCTGGGTCCTTCATATAGCAGGGGATAGCGATATGATAGCTATATGAATAGCGATATTTTACCAAACCCCCGGAATCATTGGGTTTTAAGGAAGGTAAATATTACTGTTCATAAAGGTAATATTATCGCCTTCATATCGCTATTTACCGAAAACGCTGAGAGCCTTGATTTACAAGGGCTGTAGCCGTTTTTAGCAACGCATATTACTAATATTGCTCTTTTTTTCTGCCCCAACAAATTTTGAGACGCTGCCCTTGGGTGGGCTGCTTGGGGAGGTGCGGACGCGTGTTGGCGTGTGCGCTTTTACCGGCGCGAGTAATCACGTCTAAGGCCTGATCAGGCGCAGTGAAAGGATGGCTTGTTACGTGTACCGCAAAAAACAAGGGCCTGCATCGCTGCAAGCCCTTGATTTATATGGTGCCGGCACCAGGAGTCGAACCCGGGACCTACTGATTACAAGGAAGATGCTTTTAACTTACAGATCAATGGGTTACAGGTTTCTCTATTACGTCGCGAAACCCTGGACAGCCCGCCTGGCGCGGGTGTTAGGCTGCTTATTACGTGTCATCGTTTGTGCTTTCAAAGGCCTTGAGCATCCTGCTGTAGAGTTTAGTCGATAGCGATCAGCGAGACGGTCATGATGACTAGTACTAGGTTCGGCCAGACAATTTTTCCCAGCCGGCGAAGGCATGTGCTAACAATACGCCACCACTACAAGGAGTGTTACCGATGGCAGATTTTTTGATTGGCGATGTAAAGCAAGTGCGTGAGCTTGTGATCGAGCGTGAAGTTAACGAGCATCTCGGGGACGGTTGGGTTTTACTGCTGGTTCGGGCCGGCGTGGATCATGATCGCAACCCTGAGACGGGCGAGTGGGAAAACCTACCCAATACCAGCTATGTGCTCGGCTGGCTGGGTGAGGGTGAGCCAAAGACCATCGACCAGTTTGAGGACGAGCGGCTGATGGGTAGACAGCCGGATGCGGGAGATTTCTAATGCAACTTCATGAAGTAGGAACGTTAATTGAAATCCCAACGCCCGAGGCTGCAAGCATGCTAATCGCTGAGGGATGGACATTGGTCGCCATCATACCGGGCGAGCGCCATGACCAAGGGCAGAAGGCGGTTGGTCCTATCTACGTGCTAGGTAAGCGACCTGAGCTTCAACCGACGAATTGGAAGGCTATGGTCGGAGAATAAGTCTTGGCGTTTCTGATAACGCGCTCTGTGTTAAATCCGCACTACGGAAAAGCCCGCCTCGGCGGGCTTTTCTGCAAACCATAGAGCAGGTGGCAGTGACGCCGGAGCCTTAGATTCTCGGGTTTACATTAATCTTCTTGCTCTAAAGTGCTGAAATAATCTTTATCTTCAAAAATGCAAAGTTGAAACTCACCCTGTTGAAGTATTCCTATGTAGAAGCTAGTTATATTTGTTCGGGCCATTATTTGATGGGCGTTTTTTCTTAATATTTCATAGTTGTCGCCGTTATTTATTTGCATGAATTGCTGGGGCGTGATTGGTATAATGAGTGATAGTGAGGTTATGTTCCCTAATGCTAAATGGTTTAGTGCTTCTGCTACCCTTGTGCTCATGTGGAAAATAGTGACGTTGTCGTTAATTAAGGCCTGAGTAATGACGTGGCCTTCTGTCCCGAGCGGAGTGTAAACGTCGAAGTCTGTATATCCTGTTAATAAATGTTTAGATGATGGGAATTGCCTCTCTAGCCACTCCAGGATGATCTTGTTTTTCCAGAAGTTAGGCCTTTTTTTGTAAGTTTTAATACTTTCTAAGTGAGTAGGTGCGCCGCCCAGATCGTTGATGAAGTCTGATGGATACATTTTTTCAGGTAACTGAGCTTTGGCAACTTGCTGGATTTCGGCAACTGATTCAGTGGATATTTTGGCATGTGAGTATTTGTTTGCTTGCTCGACAAACTGTATGGACGAGTACATCCAGAATAGCTCCACACCGCCTTCTCTCTGTATCTCTCTGATCAATTCCGGATGAGGGCCAATAGTTTTACCTTGCTCTTTCCACCACCAGTCATCTTTTCTGTCGGCTGTTATAAACAACACAGTTTTGATTCGGAATTCTTTGACATGACTTAGTAGTTGTTTCCATAATATAAGATCGCCAAATTTCTTCTTGTACTTTATATGGTCGAATATAAAGGTAGCATCGTTGGGGTTTTTATCTTTATCAGCGTCGGCAAACCCAGGAGGTATTTTATCTGCAAATCTTTCCTCTCCTTTTTCAATTATTTTATCAAGCTCTGTTTGGCTTTTGGGGGCGGCACCAACTTTATCCGCTAAAAGGCTGTCAAGAGCATTTCTTACTGAGTCGGTAGAAGATACGTCAATCTGAGCTGTGTGAATCGCTTTGATAGCATTAATCAGTTCTTGGTTAGATTTTTCTAATTGATCTAGCAACGGCTGTGACTCGATGCCAAGTCCACGTTTATCAATCTGTAATCCCTCTACTTTCTGCTTCACCTGCCCGACAATATTTTGTGCAGCTCCCAACGCATCCTCTGTAGATTTACGTTCGTTGGCAATGACGTTAAGTCGACCTCTTTGAAACTCTAAACCTACCTGATGTGGAATCCATAGTCTGTTTTCCAAAAGGCGTAGCACTTCTAAAAGTTCATCTCTAGCTAATGTAGGAAGTCTGTATAAATTTAGAAGCACATTAGTGTCTAGGACGAACAGAGCTTCATTCCATAAAATTTCATACTGCTCAGGCGTCGGGGGGTAGTACCCGTTAAAACTGTTTTTCATGAGACCTCCAAGTCATTGACATCCAAAGTGAAAGGCAACCAATAAGATGTTATTTTAGATTTGCCCCCTAAATATAATACTTATGCCTTCTAAAATGCACTTAAAAATGTCCAGCGATATCAGCTCCTGCCCCCAAAAAATGCTGTGCTATTTTTCGGAGTCATTTTCTGATGCCTCTTTTATCCCCTAAGTGCTAGACGCGTCCACTATTGGAATACTGAAATCATAAACGTCCATCATGGCTCCGTCTCGGTGGCCACTTGCTTCCTGCTTGTCTGCCCTGGTACCAGTAGTATCAGTGATGCCCCGCCGCTTGAGGTCATGCAGGCCAAACCGCTGCTCGACAGTTATGGTGCCGTCTTCGATGGCCGAGGTGATGAATCGTTGCCAAGCCGTATCCAGACTGGATTTGCGTAATGCCCCACCGTGGCTGGCCACGATGATGTAGCGGCGATCAGGACGAATCGGAACGACCGTTGATTTGCTGGCCCACACCTTGGCCCGGTAGGCCTTCGCTCCCTCCCAGGCTGCGCGCAGTCGCGGCGTCCAGCGGACAATGTTGTCCCGGCTGCCCTTGCGCCGGTTGGTCATGATCCCTTCGGCCAGTTCATGGGCATCGGTCAGGGTGATGGTCTCAATGCCCCTCAAACGGCACAGGTAACCGATCTCCATGACGTAGCTCAGGTACTCCGGACAGCCGCCTTTCTCGTTCCGCGCCAAGCGCCCAAACGCCAGAGCACGGTCGACCAGCACCTCCATAACCTGGTGCTCCGGTAAACGCCGGCGTTTGCGCTCCACCGGTGCTTCAATACCCTGCGCCGGATTGCTGTCGAGGTAACCCCGGTTGCGGCCCCACTGCAGCACCCGACGCAGGTAGCGCAGGACATGTGCCGCTTTTGACGGCGTGCCTTCGTCGGCCAGGCGATCGACAATCCGCTGTATCAATGCTGCCGTGAATTTCTTCACCAGCAGATCCCCCAACGGTTTGCCCAGCCGGGTCGGTATGCCAAGCAAGACGTCTCGCGAATAGCAGTAGTCGCCGTGAGTCTTGAGGCTGAGTTTCTTGTAGCGATCGCTCAGGTGAAACTGCGCGCATACATAACGCAAGGTGCCTTGGTCGACGCCCGAGGTTTGCTCCATGATCTGGTGCAACTCGGCCAGGCTCACGTCAGCAGGTGCCACATTGCGCCGGCGCTGTTTGCCTGTCTCGTCGTAATGCAGCGTGTACCAGACGCCGGCGTTGCGATGATCAAAATAGATGGCCGCTGGAAGAGCGGCCTGGTCGATGTGTTGGGGGATGTGCGGATTGTGCTTCCGCTTACGCGCTTTCCTCATAGGATATTGGTGTCATAACTCTCTGAGGTTACAGGCTCGACGCCCGCAGCGTGGTGGATGAGATCCAGCGTCGTCCACGGACCAGTGCGCCCCCGGAACATTCGGATCCCCTGAGTGATCAGCGAGCGTTCGACGTCGGAGCGGCGTTGGTAGCCGGTGATGCGCTGCAGGTCCTCAAAAGTGAGGACCTTGCCTGTTTGGAAGTTCATGATTGCTCTCTATCTCAAGCAGCAATCAGGGCAGTGTAACGTCCCACCCTGATGCTCAAAGCCAGAACCTGACGGCTCAATTACTGGGGGAGGGGATGGCGAGAATGCTGGCCAGAACGCGCATGTCGTTGGCGCTTAGATCACCTTGGGTCTTGGCCTGTGTGGCCAGGCTTTCAAGTCGCCCGCGAGTGTGCTGAGTCTTGTGCACCTGGTAACTGATCAATGCTGCGCCGATCAGGGCGATAGTCAGCAGGTTTTGGGATGGTGTGCTAGCCTTTGGATCGCTGCTGCTTGGATGTTCCGTCTTCATCACCGTACTCCTAGTCGTAGTGAGTGCTGGAGAGCTGCAACTCTCCAGTACTGTTTGCTTAAATCTTTAACGTCAGTTAATCCGGTGATAGCTCTCATCGACTTTGAACAGCAGGTCGACGTCCTCTACTCGATAGCATCCGCCCACACCGCCTTTAACGATGTAGCCCGATGGATCAGGTTCAAATCGCACAGGGAAGGGATAGTCTTTTCCAGGCTGCATCCAGCCGATCTGGGATGCATACCTGCTTGTAGCCTTAATTTCTGCGTAAAGCTGTTGACCTAGTACACGCGCTGGGTTTGGTGCCGCCCCTTCCAGGTATGCTTCAAAAACCAGTTGAACCGTCTTGTTAACGAAGCATTTACCGTCGTGTCCCATATTCTTTGGATCGATCTTGTGGAACATCAGGTCGACGAACGTTTTAACGTTCAGTTGCTGTTCGAGACGTTGCTTCTCTTCTTCATGCATAGTTGCTTCCTCTGAGTGGTGATTAGGCAGCTTGGAAAATCCAGCACCGCACGGTTTTCGGCTTATCGGCGGCGTCGATATCCCAGGACGAACACACGTTGCGGTTTGTCTCGATAAACTTCGGGCACTTGCTGGTTTTCAGGTGACGTTTGAGTTCGGCCAGATCCGGGACCTTCTGCCGCTTGTTCGCTGCAGCTTCGGCAAAGTCGTTCAGGTTCACCGCAATCAGCCCCTCATTACGAGAGTGGTTCAACGCACCAGCGTGGCTGTTCAGGTATTCGTAAAGCTCCCAGAACTCAACGACCATCGGGTGATCAGCGTTGATTGCCAGTTGTCGCTCTTTGGCCATGCTTTGAACCTCGGCATGGGCTGCGTCAACCTGGTGTTGCTGCAGTGGCACGACATGTACCAGGGCGTCGACCAGCGCATGCAACTGGGCGTGGTTCTTGGCAATACGCACCGTGCGGATCTCGGGCAACTGCAGCAGCCGCTGTTCATAGAGCGGCACACTCGCTTTCACGGTCTGCATCACTTGCGCTTCCCGGGTTGTTGCCATCAACAGAAAGCCACTCACCTTGTCGACGGGCATCTGCTCGAGCTCTTCCACCAGCAGTTTGGTTTTGGCTGTCTGGCCGTCCTTCGTCATGCCGACGTGGGCTATCCGCTGCAGGATGGGCTCCGAGGCGTTCACAGCATGGTTTTGGGCGAACACAAAAGCACCGCGGAACGGCGGCTCCCGCGTGTCGTTGCCGTTGTTCTTGACCCCGGTCGACCGGACGCTACGGCCGTTGTAAGCGGTTTTCAGCTCGTCCCAGTCGTACTGCTTAGTCGCGCTGCCATCGGTCTTTTCCCGTTCGGATTCGATCAGCACGACCGGTAGGTTGCCGACCTGGGCGAAGTTACGGGCGCGGGCAACCGGTGTGCCCTTGGATGGGTCAAAGCCTTCGTAGTCGAGGCGACCAAGCAGCTTCCACAGAAACTCGATCAGCGTGGACTTACCCGCGCCGGCTTCGCCGACTACCTCAAGAAACAGATAGCTCTTCTGGTGTTGCCGGATCTGCTCCGCGAACAATGCTCCAAGCCAGTACGCCAGAACGACGATTCCTTTGGCCCCAAAGCACTGCCAGAGAATGTCGAGCCAGCGCGTTGTGAACTTGTTTAGATCGGTGTTGATGTTCAGCGTGACGGACTGACTGAGCGTCTTAATGCTCAGTTTCTCCATGTCGAAAAAGTCTTCCTCGTTCAGTTTGTAAACCTTGCCGTCGCGCACGGCCACGTCGCCGTAAACGTAGGCACCGTGTTCGCGGGTGTAGCCGGTGAAGTCGATTGTCTGCACGGTCTTGAGCGCGTTTGTCTGCTCCTCAATGAACGCGTCCAGTTGCTGCGTGGTGCCGGTGAACATCCCACCGGGTGCGATCCCGAGCAGTCGTTTCTTGAACTCGGCGGACGAGGCGATCTGCGAGCTGGTAAAGGTGTTCTTGATCGGCGCGGCGTCGTGGGCAAACGTGATCCGGAAGTAGTACCAGGACTCGTCGGTTAGCTTGTTCTCCTGGTAGTACAGCGCCTTGGGGTTGCAGGTGGCGATTCGCTGAATCGCGCCACATTGCTGCATAGCTTTGGCTCGACGTTGCTTGTCGTTCAGTAACTGATCGTCCTGATGCTCGCTGTCCTCAAGGTCTTGCATGGCCCGGTTGAATTTCTCCAGGTCGAGCTTGAACCAGTAGAGGCGATTACCAAATTCAAGGTGGAATTCGCTACGGCGCTTCCAGTCGAAAAGTACCAACGCTTTTTCCGTTGCGTTGTCGGCGATCAGCAGAGCACCGTGGTGCCTGGCAACAGTCAGGTCCTTCTGGGTCTGCTCAGTCCGCTTGTCATCTTCATCGATGGCCCACCAACGCTGGTGAAGATCGTTCCAATCGACTTTGCGACCATCACGCTGGGGGATCTGAGCTGCTTCGCATACAAAGCCCAGCTCACGTGCCTGGCGTACCCAGCGCTTCGTGTACGCGTGTGCACCTGGCTCGTTGTCCAATGCCCACACCAGCTTCGGTAATTTGCCTTCACGGTCTTTGGCGAGGCGCTTCAATGACTCGTCTGGAAAAGCATTGGACGACATAGCGGATACTGCTGCCACGCCGTGATGCACCAGCGCGATGGCATCAAAGATTCCCTCGACAATCCAAAGCTCTTTGATTTCCAGCAGCTCGACACACGGGGGGCACCACCAGACGCCTTTGTAGCTTTCGCCTGGTTTGAAGCGCGCCTTCATTTTCCCGAACCGGGCAGGGCGGTCAATCAACCGCTCCCAGTAGCCACCTTTCTCTAGTGCGAAACGCACTGTGGCGCTGCCGGCATCATGTTGTGACGAGAAGAAAGTGTCTTGGGTGAACCAGCCGGTAATCAGCGACATGTCGAAGCTGCGGGCAAATTCCATGTAGGCGCGAGCTGTTGCGGTAGGGGCGTTATCGGTCGCGGGTGCGCGCTTGCTCCAATCCTCAAATAGGTCGTCGTAAATCTCTTTGACGTGCAGCGTGTGACCACACTTCTCCTGCCGGCCGCAAATCAACTGCCATGGGCTGTCAAAGCGGGTGTAAAGCTCCTTTTTGTTGCACTTGGGGCAGGTGCCGCCGCGCATATAGTTGGTTGATTTGCGGAGCTTCAATCCGTAGTCGGACTGAATGCGCTGCAGAACGTCGTGGCGTAGATCGTCTCTCATGAATGCTTCACTGCTTTGAGGCTTTGGCTCAGGGCTGCCATAAGGCGTTTTTGCGCTGCCATAACAGGGACGTGGGCGAGAATTGCGCCATGGCGTTGGCCGTCCGCTACAAAGCGGTATTGGTCGTCGTACCAGTATTCATTGAGCCTCAGGCGGTACTGTTCACGCAGTTCTTCAAGCAGTGCTTGAGCCTCTGCCTGGGGCAATTGAGCGGTGACGATCACGGCGTTGGCCATCGTTAAACCTCGAATTTAGGCGCAGCTCACCCATACCCACTGGAGTGGGGCAGGCAATGTTTGGGGGTGTTTAAGTGGCGGGGGAGACGGGTTTGCCGTGGCCGGCAGCGATCAGGTGTTCATAGATCAGATGAACAGGTACAGACCAAGCGAGTCCTCGAATGGGATCACTGATCACTACTGTCATTTCTGCGCTTGCCTGAAGGTCTATACGCTGGCGACCGATGACTGCCAGAACGTTGCTGTAGGCCTGGTGCACCAGATGGTTTGCAAAAGACTCTTTGACTTCGAAGCTTTCGACCAGGTGATCGATTGTTCGACTAAGCAGTTGGCCCAGATCACCCAAATGCTCGCCCTGATGACGCTCGATAAATGCCTGAGCTGCAGCGCGGATTGTCTCTTGATAATCCATATCAGCTGATACGTTGTTCATTTTTCAGTCCCTGATTTAGCGCGGTACAGATCGATAGCTGCCAACACTTCTGCATGACGTGCAGCCATGTGCAGGTTGTGTGCGTTGAGGATGTGTTCTGCCTCGGCCTCATTGATGCAACCGTCTGTAAGTGCCTTGGAGATCTCCAGGTCGACACATCCACGCTTTGCCGCCGCGTGAATGGAAAGGGCGTACATCTCGACGTTGTCCAGCGAATCAGGATCAGCCACCGGAACGAACAGGCCGCCGTACATCGAGGCCACATAGTTGGGTAGATGCTGAGTTCCGGCTTCCTGCTCCAACTGGAACAACTGAACATCATTTAGCGGGCGACTGTTGTTGTTCTCGTAGGCGTGGTTATCGAATTTCTTCAATGCCAAGCCGATACGAGCAGCTGCGCACTCCCGTCCACCTGGATAACTGCAGATGATCGCGCTGACTACTTCACGGCGTGTCTTTAGAACTGGGCTTTTCATGTTCTGCTTTTCCCTGCTGATCTGCGCCATTACTGTGCGATCACACCGTCTTTTATACCCAGCAACACCGCGGCGCGATGTGCCTCCCCTCGGCGACCTTTGATCCTTCCATTCAAAAGGTCGCTGACCAAATTTTTGTTCAATCCATGTTGTCGGCTGAATTCCGCAATGCTGACCCCCTTGTGATCGAGAGCTGCTCGGGCTTGCTCGGGTGTAACGGTGGCGGGCATGATGTGCACTCTGTTTGTTCGTGGTCGTTTCTGTTGGTCTGTGGTGATTCTTGGTCAAATAATTGATCAAGTCAAGTGTGGTGAATAAAAATATGCACATTGCTGACGGAGTAGGTGAGCGCCTTAAGGAAGAGCGCGAGCGCTTGGGCTTGAGTCAAACCGAGTTTGGAACGAGACTCCGAGTTAGTCGTGGAACTCAGAAAAATTATGAGCTTGGTGCGAATTCATTGGACCTCCGTTACGTCGCGGCCCTCGTGGATCAAGGCATTGACGCCGGATATGTACTTACCGGGCTTCGCTCTCCTGCTCCTGGACAGGGGTTGAAGCCGGACGAAGCGGAGCTGGTAGATCAATATAGGAGATTGCCTGTAGATGATCAGAAAACTGTACGTCGAATTGTGAAGTCTATGGCAGCAGAAGCCGCTGAGGCCTCGAAGTAAAATTTATCGATTCCTGAATCGAGCTATTTCCAGTCATCTGCGTATCCTCAACAGGCTCCGTACCGTCGCCTCCAAATGTATTTAATGGAGCGTAAGTATGTTGGAACGCAGTAATCTCCAGAGCCTTAGTGGTGAATGGTCAAGCTTTCATCGGCTTGAACTCACAGAGTTAGAGAAGGATTTAATCAAGCTTTACCGTCAGATGTCTGAGAGCGAGCAAAAGCAAATTCGCCGCATCGCTGGTTATCTGGCCAAGCCAGTTGAGATTGAATAATTATCTTGTGGGCCATTGAATCACGCCTGCACCGCCTATCGCCGACTCCTCTGGTCGGCGGTTCATTCAAGCCACTGCCTGCCGCCCTAGTTGCTCAAACAACTCCTTCTGCTTGTCAGGTGCAAGGTCCCTTAGCCGATCAAATAGCATCACGTCCAACTGCTGCCCGGACGGCCTGAGCGTATGCGAAAACGTCAGGTTGGCCACCCATGTATGGCCGCAACTGGCGTCTAGGCATTGGCAGTACAACTTCACATACGCCCTCGTCACTTCCTCCCGTGAGCTGATCCGTCCTTTGTGCCCGCATGTTGTGCAATAAATCCGCATGTTCCCTCCCCAGAGCCATCCTATAGCTACTATTTTGCCATATCTGTAATGGCATTATCTGTGCTTTCGGTCATATCAAGCCGTTACAGATGTATCCTGCAGCGGTTTCCAGGCGAACCGCCTGTCCTCTCGCAAAGTCGCATTAGCTTGGTCAAACAGCTGACAGATCGGCCTGATCTCGTTGCTGGTGTAAACGCGATCGATCTTCTCGATGTCACCGAATCCGCCACTGTTCTCCGGGATGATTCCGGCCAGCGCCGGGTTCATGCGCCAGGCCGCGATCACGTCATTGCGCGTGATGTTCTTCACCTTCTCCAGTTCGTCCTTGGCCTGGAAGTCACCCACCGGGATGATCTGAATGGCCTTCTCGGAACCGCCCGGAATGTTGACGAACATCGATCGGAAGTTGCCCACGCCCTTGCTGGCCGTGATCTGGGCACGTAGCTCGTCTTCGTCCTCTTCGGTCAGGTTCGGGTCGTTGGTGTAGAAGATGTATCCCGCATGCGCGCCGTTGCTGTAGTAACGTCGGCGAAACAGTGTTGCTGCCTCGTTGAGCAGCAGTGCCTGCAGACCGCCCAGGTACTCAGGCACGCCGTAAATGTTCTGTTCGACGTCGTAGTTGAGGACGTGCTCGATCTCGTCCGCGTCGAACTCCGTCTCTCGCCCGTTCTGCTCCAACTGGATGAACCCACCGTCGACCTTGACCCGCATATTGATGGCCGGCAGGTGTCGCAGCTCCAGAATCTGGCCCAGCAGGTTAGGCACCCGGTAGAAATACGCTTCGCCAAAAACCATGAAGTCCAGCGCAGCCCTACCTATTTCGGCCACTGACAGGCCGGCTGAAGGCATGAACTCACGCAGCAGCAGATTGCGTTTGAACCCTGGTATCGCGCCGTGGTGTGCGTTGGCTTTGAGCAGCTTGGCCAGCCCCCTGCGTGAGACTGGCGGCGTGAAGATGCGACCGTCGTCGCTGGCGAACACGCCCAGGTACTGCGCGATGTTGTCGGTCAGCACTGATTCCGGCGCACCGAACGTGAATGCACGCATGGGCCGTTGCGCCGGTTTTTCCTGCTGCAGGGTTTTGGGTTTTGCCATGGGAAGTTGATCCAGTGAGTGCGTAGCGACTGCGCCGCTTTTTGTCCGTGTTGAGGGGTTCGTACTGCAGGGCGTGCATGACCGCCCAGGCCACGTCCGCGTGACCTGTTGCGTCGGTTCGCGACGCGCTGTAGGTCACCTGGCCGCTGGCGGTTGTGCCGCGCTTGATTGTCAGGAAGGCCTGGGCGATATCGTTCCAGCCGGCGTCCCACTCGATGCGGCTGCCTTGGATGGTGTCCTGCGCCTTGAGCACCAATAGGTTCTTGGTTTCCAGGCTGTAGTGGATCGAGGTCGCACGCGGGTAGAAGTCGCGCACCAGGTCGAAGACGCCGTAGCCGATGCCGGTCGTGTCGATCCCGATGTGCTGAACGTTGAAGCGCTCGGTCAGCTTCTTGACCTGCTCGGCCTGGTACTTAAATGACTGACCACGCCAGCTGTGCTTCTCCAGGATCCGGAACTTGCCGCCGTTCTCCAGCGGCGGTGCGATGACCACGCACGTCGCATCGTCGCGTGTCCGGCTCGGGTCGTAACCGATCCAGACCGGGCTGTTGCCATACGGGCGCGGATCGTCCGGGTCGAAGTCGGCCCACAAGGACAGGTCCGAATAGCAGCGCTCCAGATCTGCCAGTGAAAACGCGCTCTGGCTGCTGTCGATGAATTTGCACATGAACAGCTGCTGGAACTTGTCGTCGTCGTACTCCAGCTGCAGCTGCTCAAGGTCGAACAGATCGCAGCCGCCGGCGATGGCGTCCAGGATGGTGATCACCTTGCGCCACTGACCGTCCGGACACAGCGTGCCGGCAGAGATCTGCTTATCGCTCGGCCATGGCTCCTTGGCGTTCTTGCGCTTGCTGTTGCGGAATTTCTCACCCTGCCAGAATGGGTACGCCTGATGCGATACGGCGCTAGGCGTAGAGAAATAGGTTTTGCGCCACTTCTTATGGGTCGCCATGGCGCTGGCCACGGTGTTCAGTTTCTCGAAGTCGCGGATCCAGAAATATTCGTCGACATACACATGGCCATGGTGACCCTGCGCAGTGCTGCTGTTGGTACTGAGAAAGCGCAGCTCGGCCCAGGGCTTGCCGTCCTTGCTGAGTACGATCGGGTTGCCGGTCAGCTCCAGGCCAAACCACGCCTGGGCAAAGGCGATGATGTAGCTGCGGAAAATCTCGGACTGGGCGCGGCTGGCCGACAGGAACACCTGGTTATCGCCGGTCAGCACCGCGTCCATGAAGGCTTCGCCGGCGAAGTAGTAGGTCAGGCCCACCTGGCGGCTTTTGAGGATGTTCCGGATCCTGGCGGTCAGCGGGTTCTGTTTCGCGGCGAACAGCTCTTTCTGGTAGCCGTACATTTTGCTGATGAACTTGTCGAGAAAGTCCACTTCGCGCAGCTCGCTAACGTCGTTCTTGACCTTCTTTTCCCGCTTCTTGCCATCGCGCTTGCCACGCTCCCGACGCTCACCGCGTTGATCATCGGGGCGATGGCCATCGTTGTCCTGGTCATCACGGACCGGCGCAGTCACCGGCTTTACACACTGCTTAACCAGTCGTTCGCGAACAGTCGTCAACCGGTCCAGTTCGTCCAGCTCGCCCTTGGTCAGCGAGTCGGCTTTCTCCAGAAGCAAGGTGATACGCCGGCTGACGGCGGTCAGCGGTTCTTCATCCGTCAGCATGTCTTCCCAGCCACCAACGCGGATCCAGTGGTACACGATCCGGATGTTGGGCAGGTTCAACTGCGCCTGAATTTCCTTGGCCTTGTGACGGCGTAGAAACAGGCGTTTGGCGGCTTCTTTGACTTCGGTTGAGTAGTACATGGGCCGCAGTCTATGCGGCGAAAACGCGGAAAACGTGCAGTTAAAATCCGTGTTTCTCCTATAAATCAAATATAGGAGAAGTGCGAAAGTAAACCGTTTGTTGGAGGCGTTGCGGCTCCCTATCTTGGGGCCTCAACTTACCGATGAGCGCAGTTCTTCCCATGCCCCGTTCCCTTGTCAGCTTCTGGAAACGCGTCGCCACCAGCGGTCCTACCGTCGATGGTCGCGTCATCACGCCCCAGGAACTGCGCGACATCGCCGAGACGTACAGCACTACTACTTACACGGCCACCATCTGGTCCGAACATGACCGCTGGCCAGGCTCCTACGGCACTGTGTTTGCCGTGCGCCTGATCGAGGACGTCGAGGGTCTGGCCCCCGGCCAAGTCGCGCTGGAAGCGCAGTTGAAGCCCAACCAAAAGCTGTTGTGGCTCAACGACCAAGGCGAAAAGCTCTTCACCAGCATCGAGATCATGCCCGACTTCGCTGGCACTGGCAGGGCGTACCTGACCGGCCTGGCTGTCACCGACGAGCCGGCGAGCCTTGGCACTCAAGAACTTTACTTCTCCCGCAACCCCGGCAACCCCGGCAAGCGCGTGCACTACGCGGCGGCCGTCCCGCTGGGTTCGATTGGTGAAGACGAACCGCAGGGCGAGGTGGCCAAGCTGTTCAGCATGTTCACCGGCCTGTTCAAGCGCTTTGGCATTGAAGAGGTGCCAGCCGAAACCACCCCGCAAACCCCTACTGAGAGCAAACCCCCAATGGATGAAGCTACAGCCAAAGCGCTGCAGGCCTTGATCGAACAGCAACTGATCGTTACTGCCGGCATTCAGGCGCTGATTGACAGTTTCGCAGAGGCACCGCCGGCCCCCGACCAGGCCCCGATCGACGACGTACAGACGGCGGTCGATGACATCGTGGCCACCGCCGAAGACGAAAAGCAGTTGAGCCGCAAGGGCTCGTCTAACGCCGCAGTGCTGGCCGGCATGAACAAGCTGCAGGCGCAATTCAGCGCGTTGCTGGACAAGCCGGAAGGCCGCCACCTGTCACGCACCACTGGTGCCGCTGACCCTAAACCGAAGCGGGTACTCTGACATGGCCCAGTCACTGAGCGCATACGGCGCGAAGATGTTCGCGGCCCTGCAGGTTTCCCTGGCTGAATCCTACGGCGTCGAGCTGGCCAGCAAGACGTTCAGCGTCGAGCCGTCGATTGCCCAGGAACTCAACGAGGCGATCACCCACAAGTCCGATTTCCTGCAGCGCATCAACGTCATCGGCGTGACCGAGATCAAGGGTCAAAAGGTATTCCTGGGCGTCTCTGGTCCGGTGACCGGTCGCACCAACACCAAGACCACCGATCGCGAAGCCAAGGACGCCTCGGCGCTGGATGACAACCAGTACGAGCTGTATTCCACCGAATCTGACGTCAGCCTGCCTTACGCCAAGATCGACGCCTGGGCCAAGTTCCCGGACTTCCAACAGCGTTACTCCGCTGCCGTGCAGAAGCAGATCGCACTCGACCGTCTGATGATCGGTTTCCACGGTCTCAAAGCCGCGCCGCAGACCAACCTCACTGAATTCCCGATGCTGCAGGACGTGAACAAGGGCTGGTTGCAGATCGCTCGCGAGCAGATCCCGGAGCAGGTTCTCAAGGAAGGCAAGGTCGCTGGAAAGGTGACGCTGGGCGAAGGCGGTGACTATGCCAACCTCGACGCCCTGGTGCATGACACCAAGCAGATGGTCGACGAGCGCGTTCGTGATGGCGGCGACCTGATCGCAATCATCGGCAGTGACCTGCTGGCGGCTGACAAAGCCAAGCTGTACGCCAAACAAGGCGATCTGCCAACCGAGAAAGAACGCATCGAAGACGCTCAGGTCATCGCGACCTATGGCGGTCTGCCAAGCTTCAGCGTGCCGTTCTTCCCGGTCAACGCCGTGGTGGTCACCAGCTTCGACAACTTGTCGATCTACTTCCAGGATTCCAGCTGGCGCAAGCAAACCATCGATAACCCGAAGCGCTCCCGCGTCGAGGATTACAACAGCCGTAACGAAGGCTATGTGATCGAGCAGCTGGAAAAGTTCGCCATGACTGAAAACGTCGAATTGGTGAAAGCATGAGCCTGGCACTGGCGCACAAACGCCGCTTGATCGCAGAAGGCCCAGCGGCTGCGATCGCCGGTGCCCAGATGGCTTATTCGGCTGACACCGCGCTGTCCAGTCCTGCCAATGCACGCAAGCATTTGAAGCTGATGGAAGACGCCTTGGCCGGTGATCTGGAGCGCATCAGCGCGATCAATAGCCGCGAGCAGCGCCAGATGCTCAAGCGTGACGAGCTGCTGCCCAAGTACCTGGATTACGTACAGCGGTACCGCGATTCGGAATTGAATTTCCAGAACTCGGTGCTGGTGTATGTCCTGATCTGGCTGTTCGACACCGAGCAGTTCACCCAAGGCCTGGAGCTGGCCGACTTCGCAATAACCCAGGGCCAGGCGCTGCCTGAGCGCTTCAACCGCGACATTCCGACCTTTGTTGCAGACGAGGTGATCGACTGGGCCGAGGCGGAATTCAAGGCCAGGCGCAGCCCTGAGCCCTACGTTTCCAACCTGCTGCCCCGTGTGGATGGCGAATGGCAGCTGTATGAGCGCATCCCGGCGCGCTACCACAAGTTGCTGGGAATGATCGCGCTGCATCGCAAGGACTGGCCTGTCGCTATTCACCACTTCGAACGAGCCGAACAGCTCTACGAAAGCATCGGCGTAGGGACACGCCTGTCTGACTGCCGCAAGGCGCTGGCCAAGGCGCAAGCCAAAGAAAACGCCGGCAACGGCACCGAATAACCGACTACCCCCCCCCCGCGAGAAACTGTGGATGTGAGCCAACCATTTTATGGCCCCTGACCCACTGAAACAGTTTTCCCGCCCCTAATACAAAAAGCCCCGCACTGGGCGGGGCTTTGTGAGGCACAGATGTTTAACGGATCACTGCGAGAGCTTATCTATCGCCATCTTCCCCTCGGGGAAGGTCGCGGTGACTTCCAAACTACTGCCTCCCAGCACGTGGACGCACTCCCTCAGTGCTATGACGTACCGGTCAGCGACTTTCAGCGCTGCCTTTATCGTCGCCACATGATCACCTTGGGTGCGCATAAACATAAGCGCCATTGCGTGTGCGTCCTCAAGTCTTCTATCGGAGAGCTGCTGCTTACGCCTGGCAGCAGTCTGGCGCGCCTTAAGACGCTCTTTCATAGAAACAACCTTTCCTTGTTCGTCGGTCATGTTGAGCAGTCCTCCTTGGCTTGTGGGGAAAGTGTATGAGCTTTTCCGGAAAACCCACGGTGCTGGTAGACGAACGGATCGGGAACGATGGTTTTTGGCCCGACCTATCGATAGCCGAGTTCCAGAAAGGTTACCGCCTGCCGGCGGAGTACCTGGTAGAGATGCTGGCCGCCGATCTGAACATGGCCATGGTCGAGGTCAATACCGACCTGGCCAAGTTAAAAGCGCGATGGCAGGGCGCTGGCGTGTCCAACGTTGAGTCCGCAGACACCACCGTCCTGCCAGAGCGCACCTTTCAAGCGGCGACGTATAAGCGCGCCGTGTACAGCCGGGCGAAAGCCAGCTTGCTGACCCAGTTCGCCACGGTCAGTCGTCGCGAAAGCGCCGAAAACGTGGGCAAGGAACTGCCAGAGCGCTCCGAAACCTTCCTCGCTTTCAGTCAGGCCGCCGTGCGGTCGCTGCAGGGCCGTGGCCGCATCACGGCGGCGCTGTTGTGATCAAGCTCAAGGCTTTGACCGCCTACCTACTTGAGCGCCAATTGGTTGCCCCTGAGCAGCTCGACAGCTGGACCGACCAGGTGCAGGTCGAGCTGGTCTGGAAGCCTGACACCCAAGGCATGCACATGGGTGACATGAATTACGGCGCGACCATCTCGATCGAGCGGTTCGCGGATCACCCTGCGCGCCTGTTTGCCCTGGTAGGCAGTTGGCTGGAAACCCACGACCAGGACCGCGACGGTCTGCCAAACGTGGTGTTCGATGTGGTCATGCTCGACAACGATCTGGCCGACGTCGACATCAAGCTGCAGTTCACCGAGGCGCAATACCTGGCCGAGGATCCTGCCGGCGAGATCGAGGCCTTTGGCAGAACCTGGTCGTTCGTACCGTTCGAACTGTGGGTTGCTGAGAGCGGCGAGGTGACCGGTCATGGCCTTTGATCTGGACATTCGCGGCATGCTCGAAGCCCAGGACCTGCTGGCTTTGATGGAGCTTCCGACGCCCAAGCGCAGACGTCTGTTGAACAACGTGGCCAAGCGCGTGCGCAGTCTGAGCCGCCAGCGGATCCGCAACCAGCAGAACCTGAATGGAACTCCGTTCGCTGCCCGCAAGGACACGTCCAAGGGCAAGAAGAAGATGGAAACCGGCCTGGGCAAGCTGCTCGATGTCACTCGCCTGACCGGTACCGAAGCGGAACTGGGCTGGCGTAACACGCTGACCCGCTGGGTTGCCTCGCAGCAGCACAACGGCGTGTCCGAACGGCGCACCGCCGCGCAGATGCGCCAGTGGAACAAGGTTCCGCCGGGCACCGCCGCTACGGAAAAGCAGGCCAAGACCCTGCGCCGGCTGGGTTTCAAAACCCGGCAGGAAGGCAAAAAGACCCTGACCCGCCCATCCGTGGCGTGGATCCAGCAACACCTGAACTACGCCCGGGCGGGATTGCTGATCCGCGTCCTGGACGACGAACGAGCCGAATCCACCGGTGCGCAAAGCTGGAACATCCAGCTGCCTGCGCGTCAGTTCCTCGGTGCCAGCGACAGCGAAACCGGCCAACTGGTGAACCTGGTGCTGCAACAAATCCTTAATTCACCCCGCTAACGAGGCACCGCTTTATGGCACTCGGCAAAGTCAGCGTTAACAATCTCAACCTCGGCCAGGGTGCCGTGAGCGAGATCGAACGCTATTTCCTGTTCATCGGTCCCGCCGCCAAGAACGTCGGCAAGCTGGTCCCGTTGGACACCCAAAGTGATCTGGACGTCCAGCTGGGCGTTGCAGACAGCGACCTGAAAACCCAAATCCTGGCAGCGCGCAGTAACGGCGGCGATCGCTGGGCATGCATCGCTGCTCCGATCGCAGGCGAAACCACCTGGCAACAGGCGCTTGAGAGCGCCACCCGCAGTTATTCCTTCGAAGCGGTGGTGATCGTCGATCCGGTGACCACTCAGGCCGAGCTGTCAGCGATGCACGTTGCAGCCAATGACCTGAGCAACAAGCTGGGCCGCCGCGTCTTCGTGCTCGCCGCGACTGCCGGCATTGCTCCGCAGTTGAGCTGGAGCGCTTACGTTGTCGAGCAGAAAGCCATCGTCGACGGCCTGGCTGCGCCTCGGGTTCTGCCGGTACCGCAACTGCACGGCAATAACCTGGGCGTGCTGGCCGGTCGACTGGCCAATGCCGCCGTGAGCATTGCCGACACGCCGATGCGCGTGGCCACCGGCGCGGTCCTGGGCCTGGGCGCTGAACCCAAAGACATGGACGGCATCCCGCTGAGCACCGCGGTGCTTTCACAGCTCGACGCAGCACGTCTGTCTGTGCCGCAGACGTACCCGGACTATCCGGGCACCTACTGGGGCGACGGCAACATGCTGGACACCCCCGGCAGTGACTTCCAGGTGATCGAGAACCTGCGTGTCGTCGACAAGGCCGCCCGCCGCGTGCGCGCTCTGCTGATCCGCTACGTGGGCGATCGGACCCTGAACAGCTCGGCCAACAGCATGGCGACCACCACGTCCAAGCTGATGGCCCCGCTGCGCGCGATGGCCAAGTCCACCAAATTCGCCGGCCAGGTGTTTCCGGGCGAGATCGAGCAGCCCAAGGACGGCGACATCGTGCTGACCTGGACGAGCAAAACCTCTGTCGTGGCCTACCTCAAGCTGCGCCCCCTCAACTGCCCGAAAGACCTGACCGCGAACATCGCGCTGGACCTTTCCGTTACGGATTCGGAGTAACCCATGGCCGCAAAAATTGGCGGTAAGAACTTCGACGTGAACCTGGGCGATCTGCTCGTTCACGTCGAGGCCGGCACCATCGACATCACGGACAACAGCACCGTGGCCCAGACCAAGGGCGTGCCCAACGGGCACGTCGACGGCGATGTCGCTGCAGCCGGCGAACTGGAGCTGGACACCACCAACTTCAATCTGCTCATCGAGCAGGCCAAGACTGCCGGCAGTTTCCGCGAGCTGGAGCCGTTCGACATCGTGTTCTTCGCCAAGGCCGGCGAAGAGGAGCTGCGCATCGAGGCCTTCGGCTGCAAGGTCCGCGTGTCGAGCCTGCTGAGCATCGATCCCAAGGGCGGCGCGAAGAACACCCACAAGGTGCCGTTCGACGTCACCAGTCCGGACTTCATCAAGATCAACGGCGTGCCGTACCTGGCTGCTGCTGAAATCGAGGGCCTGACGTAATGGTTTGCCCGTTCGATCGTGCGCAGGCTCTGGAGCAGCGACAGCGCGACCAGGCCATTGCGGCCCAGTTGGCCAAGCCGCGAGCGAGCGGGCCGAGCCTCACCCATTGCCAGGACTGCGACAAGGAGATCCCTCCGGCGCGCCAGGCGTTAGGCGGCATGACCCGTTGCGTGCCTTGCCAAACCCTGACCGAAAAAGGACTTCGCTGATGAGCACGAATCAAGTTGCTCAAGACACAGCCATTGCCCTGGTAAAGGCATCGCCCGCCATTGGCGTTGCCGCCACGGGCGCGACCGGTGCCGTCGACTGGTCGACAGTGGCCTACATGCTGACCGCGTTCTACATGGTGCTGCAGATCCTGCTGCTGATCCCCAAGTACCGCCAGATGCTGCGTGAGTGGGAGACCAAGGCATGAGCCTGCGCGTCAAGATCACCGCTGGCTTGCTGCTGCTCTGCAGCGGCACGTTGACCGCCTTCCTGGGCACCTGGGAAGGCAACGGCCAGAACGTGGTGTATGCCGACAAGCTGGCCAGTGGTTTGCCCACGGTCTGCAAGGGCATCACCAAGCACACGAGCCCGGATCCAGTGCTGGTCGGTGAATATTGGTCGGATGCGCGCTGCGCCGAGGTGGAAGGCCTGGTCATCGCAAAGGGGCAGTTGAGCCTGGCCGACTGCCTGACCAACCAGGCGATCGGGCAGAACACGTTCGACGCCTTGAGCAGCCATGGCCACAACTTCGGCGTGCCGACGACGTGCGCGAGCCGTGCCGTGGGCCTGATCAATGCGGGCCGCATTGCCGAGGGCTGCAAAGCGCTGGCCTGGGCTTCCGACGGCACGACGCCGGTGTGGGCCTACGTGACCGGTGCCGATGGTCGTAAGACCTTCGTTCGTGGCTTGCACAACCGCCGGCTGGCCGAAATGAGGCTGTGCCTGCAATGACCATCAGCCCGCTGCGCCTTGCCCTGTTTTTGCTGGTGGTCGGTCTGCTGACCTGGGGCGCTTTTGAGTACCAGGGCAACCAGCTCGTCGCTGCCCGCGCTGAGCTGGTCGACGCCACTGCAGAACTGCACACCGAGCGAGAGGCGGCGCGCCTGGCCCGCGATCAGCTGGAAGCGCGGGACCAGCTCGACACCCACCACACTGAGGAACTGAACCGTGCCCGCGCTCAAATCAACACTCTGCAGCTTGCTGTTGCTGATGGCAGTTACCGGCTGCGCATCAAAGCTGTCTGCCCCGCAATGCCCGGTGCCCCCGGCACCGCCGGCCTGGCTGATGCAGGCAGCGCCGAACTCGCAGCAGACGCTCGATCGGATTATTTCACCCTCAGAGACGAGCTTGCCCTCAGCCGGCAAATGATCCTCGGCCTGCAGGACTACATCCGCCAGGTCGTGCAACGCACGCCGGCACAACCCTGACCCTTTACAACTCAACCTTACGGAAACACCGACATGAGCGAAGTAAACCGCAGCATCACCCTGGAACGTGGCGACAAGGAATTCACGTTCAACCTGACCCCGCAGGTGATCACCAAGTACTTCAATGCCACGACCCAGGCCAACAAGGTCGCGCCGGCCCACAACCTGCTGATGGGCACCGTCAAGGACGAAGACAAGGCCGCACTGAAGGCGCTGCTGGAAAACCCGATCACCACCATGACCCTGGCCGGTGCGTTGCTTGAAGAGTATTCGCCGGACGTTGAAGTGATCGTAAAAAAGCCCTCGAACATGCCGAAGGCCTGACCCAGGACGGGCTGGGCCAGTTGCTGGCCCTGACCCAACGCTGGCTGCCTGGCGCTGAGCCCACCATTGAAAGCATGGGCACTGCCAAGTGGCTTGAAGACGAACACTGGAGACGCATGGAAATTGCCGTCGCCAACGGCATTTCCACTGCCTTTAACGGATAACCCTGATGGCTGACCGTTCCGCCCGCCTGGCTTTCATCCTGAAACTGACCGACAAGGTCAGTGCCCCGTTGGGCAAGGTGAAAACCAGCTTCAGCGACCTTGCCGCCAAGAGCCAGCAGAACATCATTCAGATGGGCGCGGGCCTGGCCGGCATGGTGGGGGCGGGCAAGGCCATCACCGAATCACTGGAACCAGCGCTGGAAGTGAACCGGGCGCTGGGCGACATGCGCGCCTTGGGCACCACTGAAGACGCGCTGGCGTCGCTGAACCGGACTGCCCTCGAATTCTCGATCACCTACGCCACCAGCGCCGCCGAGTTCGTGGCGTCGTCACGCGTCATCGATGGCGCGATCAAGGGCCTGGTCGGCGGCCAGCTGGCCACCATCACCAGTGCCAGCAACCTGTTGGCCAAGGTCACCAAATCCGACGCCGAAACGACCGGCGCGTACCTGGGCACCATGTACAACCTGTTCAAGTCCCAGGCAGACAAGATGGGCAGGGTGGAATGGGCCCAGCAACTGACCGGCCAGACCGCGCTGGCGGTGAAGCTGTTCCGCACCGATGGTGCCCAGTTGAAAGACGCCTTCAAGGAAGTCGGGGCGATCGCCACCCAGGCCGGTGTCAGCTTTGCCGAACAAATGGCGGTGGTCGGTACGCTGTCCAGCACCATGGAAGGCGGCGACGCCGGCGGGCGCTACAAGGCGTTTTTCGAAAACCTCAGCGCGGCTGCCGAAAAAACCGGCCTGAGCTTCACGGACGCCGCCGGCAATGCACTGCCCATGCTGCAGATCATGGACAAGCTGCAGGGCAAGTACGGCGACCTGACCAGCGCGGCTGCCGGCACCAAGCTGATGGAAGTGTTCGGCGGTGAAGGTGCCCAGGTGATCGGCGCGCTGGCCAAGGACACCGATCGCCTGCGCAACGGCATTGCCGAACTGGGCAAGGTCCGGGGCCTGGAGAACGCCGAGAAGATGGCCAAGGCCATGGTCGACCCATGGCAGCAGTTCGGTAAAGCCGTCGAAGCGCTGCGCATCGCCTTCGGCCAGTCCCTGATTCCGACGCTGACACCGCTGATGGATCGCCTGGTGGGCATTGCCAAGACCTTGACCCGCTGGACGCAGCTGTTCCCGAACATCACCCGCATCATCGGTATCACCACACTGGTGGTCTTTGGCTTCATCGCCGCGATGTCGCTGCTGACCCTGGTAGTCGGTGTCAGCAAGATGGTCTGGCTGGGCATGCTCACCGTGTGGAAGCTGCTCACTTGGCAGGGCTTCAAATCGATCGCCATGTTCCTGTTCCACACGGTCATGGTTGCGGCTTTCGTGGTCGGCCTGATCGGGCTGTACACCTGGATGGCGATCGTGCGCGTCGGCATGTTGCTTTGGCAGGGCGCGATCTGGCTGGTCAACGCCGCCATGCTGGCCAACCCGGTGCTGCTGATCGTGGCCGGCATTGTCCTGTTGGCCGCTGCCGTGGTTGCGGCGGTCGTGTACTGGGACGATCTGTGCACGGCGCTGATGAACACCACCGCGTTCCAGTGGATCAGCGATCAGATGGCCAAACTGTCCAGCTGGTTCGACTCGATGGGCGGCTGGTCCGGCATCGCCAAAACTGCCTGGGACAGCATCCTGTCCACGGTGAAGGGCGCAATCAATGGCCTGATCGAGATGGCCAACAAGATCCCCGGTATCAACATCGAGACCACGTTTGGCGATTTGCCAGAGCCGCCGAAGGTGCCCGACCTGCCTGGTCAAGTGGGCGCGCCTGTACCGGGTCCACAACTGCCGGCAGTGGTGACCACACCGCCAGCGGGCACCGTACCGGGGGCCAAAGTCGCCTCGGCAGCTCCCGCTCCAGCAAGCCAGCCACCTAAGCCCTTGGCTCTGGTACCGGCAGCGGTCGCTCGATCTGCGCCAGCCCAGGGTGCTGCAGCGAGAGTCCAGGTGAAACCTGCACCGCCTATCAGCCTGCCGCAACCCAACGTGCTGCCCTTCAAACCGCTGCAGATGCCTGCTCCGCAGATCAGCCAGGCCGACCCGATCATGCTGCCGCCGGCGTCGGCTGACCTGGCGTTTTCGATGCCGACCAAAACGGCACTGCCAGAGCGCGTCGAGAAGGTCATCGAGCTGCCCGCCAGATCGGACAAGGGTATCGAGGCCCGCAAGGCGATCAACGCCAATACGTCGATCAGTCCCACTAAACCGCAGGCCGTCCCGAAAGGAGGACTGATGCAAAGCTTCCAGAACCAGAGCAACGCCATGAACCCCAACCAGCGCCCCGGCACCCACGTCGAGACAGTGAACATCAATACCTCCAAGCAGATGACCCCGCTGGAGCTGGAAAACATGATGGCCATGGCGGTGGGCGGCTGATGAGTGAATACGTCGACCTGCTGATCATGAACAACGACTTGGTACTCGATCCGGCCCGCCAGCCTCTGCTGGTTGATGACCGCGCCTCGATCGCTCAGGACATCGCGCACCTGATCCGCGAAAGCGGCCTGCTGATCACCCTGGTGGCCGAGCGCGACCGGTTGCGTCAGCGTGACTGCATTCAGCAGATGGAGCTGCTCGTCGAGGATGACGAACGCCTGGTACCAGGCACTGCGCAGATCGAGCAGACCCAGCCGGGTGTGTACCTGGTGACCGCCACGACCGTGAAGTTCGGCCAGGTGGAGATCACCCTATGACCGTCGACTTCAAAAAGGCGCTGGGTGACTCCGGCATTCCGACCACCGAGGCGCAGCTCAAACAGGCCTGGGAAAAGCTGGCCGTCGAGCAGGGCAGCACGCTGACCAACACCAGCGCGTACAGCCCGTTCTGGCGAATCATCACGGCGCTGGTCACCAAGCCGGTGCTGTGGCTGCTGGAGTTCGTCAGCGGTACGGTGCTGCCGAACTTCTTCGTCAAGACTGCCGGCGCGCAATGGCTGGACATGCTGGCCTGGGCGGTGAACATCGAGCGCAAGGCCGCGACGGTGGCCGTTGGTGAACTGCTCTTTACCCGCGCCAATACCGGTGGCGAGCTGGAAGTGCCGATCGGCACTGTCGTTCAGTCACCGACCCTCAATAGTCATATCTATCAGTTGGTGACCACCGAACCGCGCAGCTTTGAAGAGGGCCAGAGTCAGCTGGTGGTACCGGTTAAGGCCGTGGGAGCCGGCAGCGGCTACAACCTGGCACCTGGTTATTACGCCGTGCTGCCTCAGTCGGTACCGGGCGTTGTCCAGGTTGTGAACAATACCGACTGGCTGCAGACGCCTGGCGCGGATTCCGAGCATGACGACCAGTTGCGCCTGCGCGTGCGCAACCAGTTTTCGGCGGTCAACCAATGGCACACCGACGCGGTGTATCGGGCGATCATCACCGATTTTCCTGGGGTTGCCGCTGACGGCGTGTACTTTGAACACGGCGCACCGCGTGGACCAGGCAGCGCCAATGCCTTCGTACTGTTCGACGCCGGCGTGCCCGCCGATACCTTCCTCGAGCAGATCAACACGCATATCCGCGACGGCGGTAACCATGGCCACGGCGACGATCTGCTGGCCATGGCCATGCCTGAAACCCTGCACGCGATCAGCGTCAACGTCTGGCCGGTGGCCAACCTCACCGTGCTGCAGCTGCAGACGCTGCAGGCCGAGATCGGGTTGTTCATCCGCGCCGCTTTTCGTGAAAGCACCCAGAGCGACTACGCACCGACCCGCACGTTCCCCCAGTCGCGTTTCAGTTTCAGCCGCCTGACCGAAGAGCTGCACGTCCAGTTTCCGGATATCAGTTCGTTGCGGTTCGCCAACAGCGACATCGTCTCGGCCTTGGACATCCCGCGCATCAGCACCCTGGCGGTGGTCCTGCAATGATCAAGCTCAAGCTGCCGTTCTGGCTCGAAGGGCTGGAGCTGACCAAGCTGGTGGCCACCGCCCAGCTTTGGTGGGAACAGGCCACCGAATGGCTGCGCTGGCCGTACCTGCAGTTCGACGCGGACACCTGCCACCTGTCGATTCTGGAGCTGTGGGCTTGGCAGCGCGACGTCACGCGGTTTTCCGCCGAACCTGAAAGCCTGTTCCGGTTGCGGGTCAAGTACGCCTTTATCAACTCCGTGGACGCCGGCAGCACTGCCGGTTTGAAACGCATCCTGGAGCGCTTGGGCGTCGGCTACGTCGAGATCCAGGAACGCATGCCCGAACGCGACTGGGACGTCGTGCTGCTCACCCTGAGCGATTCCCAACTGTCCGAGAACCCCGACCTGTTGCGTGTGCTGATCCGTCAGTACGGACGCACCTGCCGCCGGTATGACTTCGTAACCATCACCCCGGTGCGGCTTGCTGTTGCCCTGGTGGATTTCAATGACGATCAGCAAACGCTGGTCGCCAGCCTTTAGGAGCCCTCATGGCTGCAAGTATCACCCTCGCCGGCGAGAAACTGATCGCCCAGAAACAAGCGGCCAACCTGCCGCTGACCGTGGCCCGCTTCGTGCTGGCCAACGTGCCAGGCCTCAACGTGAGCGGCCCGGTCAATCGCGCCGGCGTGAAGCCGCCAGCGGCCCAGATCGTCTACACCGCAAACATCACCCAGCAGGGTTACGTGAACCCTAACCAGGTGGTGTACAGCCTGCTGATGGGCACCGATATCGGCGACTTCGACTGGAACTGGATCGGCATGGAGTCCAGCGACGACGTGCTGCTGTCGGTCGCCTACGTACCGGTGCAACAGAAGCGTAAAAACATCCTGCCCGACCAGATCGGCAACAACGTCACGCGCAACTTCCTGTTGGTGTTCGACGGGGCCCAGCAACTGACTGGCATCAAGATCGACGCCAGTACCTGGCAGTTCGATTACACCGCGCGCATGAAAGGCATCGATGAGCGTGAGCGCGTCAGCAACCGTGACATGTTCGGGCGCGCCTGCTTTTTCGGCGCAGGCCTGCAGCTGCAGAAGGTGGGCAATGCCTACCAGCTCAATCCGGGCGTGGCTTATGTCGAAGGCGTTCGTCTGCAGCTCGATACCGTGCTACCTGTGACCGTGCCGGCAGTGCCGACCAAAGCCTGGCTGGATGTGGTGCTGCAGCGCGAGCTGAGCGACGTCGTGGCCTCGTTCAAAGTTGTGTTCGGCCAGGAAGCGAAGGTCTACTACACCGACAGCGCCTCGGCCAAGCACTACCTGGTGCCGTTGGCCGACATCACCGGTACCAGCAGCCTGGTCGACCTGCGCCCGATCGAGGCGATCGACAGCGAGCTGGTGAAGTACTTCGCAGCGCGGGTTGGTGACTATCCGGAGCTGCGCGCTCGCGCCACGACCAAGGACGATGTGGGCCTTGGCAAGCTGCCCAACGCGATTAGCGACGATCCGAACAGCAACAGCAGTGCTGTGCTGGCCAGTACCAAACTGGTCAACGCGGTGCGCTCGGCGTTGGATGCTGTCATCGCTGCGATCGTCGACGGCACCACCGCAGTGGGCAAAGCGGCGCGCCTGTCGACGGCCCGAACCCTGAAGTTCAAAGGCGCGGCCACTGGCTCTGGAACCTATGACGGCGCGAGCGATACAGAGATCGCGCTCACCCTGGCCGACAGCGGTGTCGCAGCAGGTGCGTTCACAAAAGTAAACGTCAACGTGAAAGGTCTGGTCACCGGCGGCAGTAACCCGACAACGCTCGCCGGCTACGGCATCACCGATGCGTACAGCAAGGATGACGCGAACAAAAGTTTCGTGAAGCAAGGCGGTGGGCCTGACCAGAAGGGCAATCAGATCAACATCGGCTGGACCGGCGCGACGCTCAAAGCGAGCGTCGACGGCAACGATCTGGGCAGGATCTGGACGGAAACCTCATTCAACCCCAATGACAAGGCCAACAAGGCCACCTCGCTGAGCGGCTACGGGATCACCAACGCTTATACCGTCGAGCAGGTCAACGACCTGGTGGGCAGACGGGTACTGGCCGACTCCATCGTCCACGCCGGTTTTGCCAGCAACAACACCGACTATCCGTATTTCCGTCGCATCTCTGATGACAAGGTCTATTACCTGCAGCCGCAAATCGGCTTCACGCCCTTGCAGCAGGGTGGCGGTGCAGGCCAGAAGACCAACAAGGTGTACATCGGTTGGTCGGACGTCGGTCTGAAGTTGACGGTCGACACCTCGGACATTGGCCGGATTTGGACGGAACAGTCGTTCAACCCCAACGACAAGGCCAACAAATCCAACTCCATCGCCGGCTACGGCATCACGGACTGCTACACGGTCTCTCAGGTCAACTCTCTTCTGAACCAGCGCGTCGCCGGGGATTCGATCCAGACCGCTGGTTTCGCTAGTGACAACCCGGAGTACCCCTATTTCCGTCGTACCTCTACCGGCGGCATTTATTACCTGCAGAACCGTCTCGGCTTTACCCCTGTGCAGCAGGGTGGCGGTGCGAGTCAGAACGCCAATACGTTGAGGCTGGGCTGGTCAAACAATGGCGCAGGCCTGCGCCTGCAGGTAGATGCATCAGACATGGGCGTGCTCTGGGGAGAACAGAATTTCTTCCGGCCCGACACCAGTAACTTTTTCTCGGTTGCGGTAGTGGGCACGTCTGTGCAGCTCCCGGCAGGCGGCACCTGGTGCTACACGCTGATGCACTACTACTCCGGCGGCGCCGGCGTTATAGGTCGTGGTGGTCAAGCAGCAGGCGGCACCGTCATTCAATTTAGTGGGGGATCCACCATCTATGGTTTCGCCTGGAGATACGCACCATGACTGATATTTCACTCAACACACTCGAAGAGGTGCTGCCGCCTTTGGACCAGTCCCCGGCTCAGGAGTCTGAGACCGTCGCGGTCATGTTTACCGACGTCGCCCGTAAAAACGATGGCTCGTTCGTGATAACCGTTGCTGGCAACCGTTGTCATGTTACCCAGGACTACAACCCACCGCTGTATCAAGCCGTTGTCGACTACCTGGACGCCGGTGGCCACGCTACCGAGTATGCCGAGGACGTTGTTGTCCAGAGCGATCCTGGTTTGTTAGCCAGGCTCTGGGTTGAGCTGCGCTTGAAGGTCTCGGATAACCTGGTATCGCAGTACCGCGATGCTCGCGATCTGGGCGGTGAACTGCCGATCACACCCGAGCAGTTCACCCAGTTGCTGACCTGGCGGCAGGCCGTGCGTGAATGGCCGCAAGTGCCTGGCTACCCAAAGGAAACCACGCAGCCGGTTACCCCGGACTGGATTGAAGCGGTCGTGCTCGATGGCGAATGAATGGGCACCAATCAAGCTGCAGTGGCCAGTGCAGGCCACTCAGTGGATGGACCAGATGGCCGGCGCACGCGACCTGATCCAGAGTGAAATGGCAATCACCGGCCAGCGCGTATCGATGCTGGCCGATATCGCTACCACCAGCCCTGGACTGATCGCAGGGGCCGCGAAGTCCGCCATCAACGCCGGACGCGATGCGTTGGTAGCACAGTTCGAAAACGTTCCGTCGTGCATCGTGGTGACGCCTTTTCAGCACGGTATAGGGCAGGGCAGCGGTGGTCACCAACGCTTTCTGTCTGCGCCCAACCTGCTGCAGCTGCTGGCCGACAAGTTGACTGACACGACCGACGCAGTCCGCCCGCAAGGTCAGCAGAGCGCCCTGGTACTGATATTCCTCGCCACGCGCCTGGACCAGCTCGCCGCGACGCTGGGGCGGTTCAACGTGGTGTTGCCTATGCCTGACCTGGTGCGCGCCGAGCGCCGTGCCGAACACCTGGCCAAGCTGGAGGTGGAAAAATGGATCATGCCGATCGCCGGGCAAATGCCGCTCTGGAGCCAGTTGCCGCTGCAGCGCTGCCCGATCACCAAGCTGGCCAGCCAGTCCATGGCCGGACAGCTGGCTGTATTGGAGGGCTATGCCGCCGACAGCTCGCCCATGGCGGACCTTGCAGATCTGCAGGCGCGAAAGAAGGCGCAGGTACAAGAGCGCGAGCAGCAGCTGTCCGACCTGAAAGCCCAGTTCACCAACAGTGCCGACGACGTATCGATACAGTCCAGGATGCTGGGACCAGGTGACCTGGGCCAGCTGCGCCGCGAACTGCTCGAAGGCGAAGCACCTGGCCATGAATGGCCGCTGTGTGCCGGCGCGCTGCTGGTGGGCTCTGCAGAGAGCCTGAGCTTTGTTCAGGAACTGGTGGGCCTATGACGCTGCTACTCAATGGCGAGCAGATCGTCGGCCACCGCATGAAGCTGACGGCCAACCTCAAGATCGAGGCCGATGAGCTGGGCGGCCAGACATCGGGTACCGACAAATCGCACAAGGGGTTCAAACCCAAGACGCTGACCGTCGCGCTGACAATCCCGTACAAGGCCCTCGAGGACTTACGCACAATCATGCGCCTGGCCGAGGCGACTGCAGGCGGTGGCCAACTGCAGACCTACCGCATCGTGAACGACACGGCCAAGGCCTTTGGCATCCGGCAGGTGACGTTCTCTGACGGGGTCAGCGCCCGCGAGGACGACACACTGGCCCAATGGATCGTCCAGTTCACCCTGAGCGAGAAGCTATCCAACCCGGAGAAGGTCGAGAACCGTCGCGCCGGCAACGGCGTGACATCCCAGTCAGCGCCTGGCGATGGTGTGGCGGGCAGTGGGTCCGGATCGGGCGCAGCCGAAGAGCTGACCGGCTTTGAGGCCGTGCTCAAGAAGGTGGACACCTACCTGGGCGGCACGCCATGAGCATGAAGCTGCACAAAGTGCTGACAATCGGCGGCGTGGCCATGCCGCTTATCAATGACGATGTTCGACTGGACCTCAAGAGTCCGGGCCGCGCCACGTTCACGATCAAGGCCGGTGTCAGCGTCAAAGGTTTGGTCACGTTCGATATGGGCTACAACGAAGCGGTCCTGCAGCGTCATTTCATTGGCTACGTCGAACGCTGCACCGCCACCAATGGCATCGAGCAGGTGGTGCTTTGCCGCGAGTTAGCCGCGGTGCTGGCCAACCCGTTGCCCATGAACCTACGCCACGTGGATCTGCGCGCTGTGCTGGCAGATATCGGCGGCAAGACCGGGCTGCGCTTTCGGGTACCGGATCAGGCGTATACACGCACCAAAACGCCGTTCTTCTACAACCTGGCCGCTGGATACCAGGCGCTGGACAGCATGGCGCGGGTGTTCGGCATCAAGGACTTTATCTGGCAGCAACAGGGCGACGGCGAGATCTACGTCGGTGCCTGGGCTGACAGTTTCTACGGCGCTCGGTCGCCGTTGCAGTTGCCGGTCAACCTTTTCGACGGTTACCAAGGCAGCCAGAGCGCAATGATCGCGGCCTTGCCAGGCCTGCGACCAGGCGTATCAATCAACCGGGGCGAGCGGATCACGAACGTGACGCTGGCCGGCACACAGATGGCCATCAAATGGACGACGCAATCAAACGCAGCGTAGAGCGGCAATTCCCTGAACTCACTGGCGGCTATCACTTGCCGCGCTTCGCCAAGGTGGTGGCCGTGGCGGATGCGCCGGCCAGCGCCGGGCTGTGTGATGACTTCCGACCGCGCTTCTCGGTCGACTTGCAGGTGATGGGGCCAGATGGCGAGATCGACACGACGTTGCCGGTACTGGCCGGCGTGCCGCTGCCCATGCCGGTGGGTGGTGATGAGATGGGATTCTTTGCCTTTCCGGAAGAGGGCACCAGCGTGGTGGTGTGTTTCGCCTACGGCCTGCCGCATAAGCCCTACATCCAGACGATCCTGCCGCACGGCCTGACACTGCCAAAGGTCCCCAAGGGCGATCAGGTGTGGCAGCACAGTGACGCGGTGCAACAGCGCGTCGACGCGGATGGCAACTGGCTGCGCAAGACCGACGGTAAGATCCGGGACCAGGCGATCGAGCGCGAAGTCGACGCCATGACGAACACCGAAAGCTTCCAGAGCCACACCAGGACAGTGGACGACCATTCGACTGAGTCAGTGGGTGGCGTGAAGAAGATCGAGGCCCTGGGAGCGCTCAAGCTGTTGTCAGGCGGATCTGCGAGCCTGGCGGCAGTGGACGACCTGCACCAGGCTACTGGTCGGGATTTGAACCTAGTGGTAGGCCAGAAGCACAACGCCACGGTGGGTGGCGACATGCACGAACGGATTCAGGGTCTGCGTGAGAGCATCACCAGTAAGAGCCAGCGTTTGCAGGCCCCTAAAAACTGGGTCGGTTCTGACAGCGTGAATATTTTCCGAGTACTGTGCGATACGATAGAGATATTGCACCATATGAATATTCAATTGGCGGAACATACACACGGTCCATCACCTGTCCCAGTTAACGCTTCAAAGTTTGCGAGTGATGCAGCGAAAGCTTTTATATTATTACAAGAAATCAGTTCGATAACAGTAGCCTGAAAAATTACTGACCTAGGTTGAGGTAGTTATGATTCCCTCACCAGAATTAATTGTGGTGAGAGAATCATATTTTTTATTTTTTAATAAGATCTTTTACTATGGCCAGTGTCTCAGGTAAGGAGTAATCAAGAAGCGCTAGTGGACGTTTGACTCTGATTAAGGCTGCTGGTCTTCCATGCATTGGTTTGCCTTTTTCGATTTTAATTCGGCCGTGCTGCTCCAATATGTTTCTTATATGAGGCCAGTTGTCATCACGCAGCATGAAGGTTCCCTCATCATCATCGCCGCCGTCTCTTAAATAGCAGTAGCGCACAGAGCGGCGAGCAACTTTTTCCAAGAGGTAAACCGCCGGGTGCGCTCGAAAAGTTTCTACATCGGATTCGGTTGAGTGCGCCCTAATAAAGTCTTCAATTATTTCAGAGTTTCTTTCAATGTAGGCGTCGGCAATTCGAACTTCTAGAGCGTCGACCTGAGGCCTACTGTCGCCAAACTTTGTGAAGTCATCTACTACTAATGTACTGATCTTAACATTGTTGAATACAACTGATGAAATGTCTGAGCCGCAAAGATCTAATCTGCTGATGACTGTGTCTTGGATTGAACCAGTAGGAGTTCCGCCAGCGAAAGTTGCATCGTTAATTGTCAAAAAATCTATTCGATCTATCAGGCCATATGAAAAACCTAGCAAGACCATTGCTCCGCCGTTTACTAGGAGTCCATCGTTCGAGGAGTCTGAGTTCATCGTCAGGTATAGGTGGTCTATAGCTTTTTTGGCATCTATTTCATCTGAAGCAAATACCTCCGCGAATACCTCCAAATGTTCAGCGCTTAATATTGTGCGTCTAAGTATGCTTGGGATCGTTTTTTTTGCAAGTTGACGAATTAGAGCTTTGCCTAAAAAGTAGTATTGTATTTCGGTATGTGGAAACATTCTTTTGTCTTTGGAGTCAGAAAGCTCAAGTAGTGAAATGCTTCCTGACTTGTGTGTAAGCTTCCTCTTGGAATTTTCATCTAATAAATCGCTAAAACAGTAGTCTGTAAGAAATGCTAGATGCTCTGTTTCTATAAGGTTGTTCTCTCTAGTTGCCATTTCTAAGGAGATCTCTTCGAAAAGAGCATTAAGGCTAGGTATAACTGTCTCGCTTTTAATGCCGCCGATTGTTTTGGATAGTATCTTGGCTTCGCGATCAATTAGGTTGCCGACTAAAAAGCTTCGGAATCCTTCTGCGCGTACCTTCGTCCAGCCGCCGGCATCTTTTAGTACGCTGAGGAAGAAGGGTCTTAATGCATATTTGTTGTTGGAGAATATATCAGATGTCATCTCTGATGCTATGTCCATTGGGAGCCATTTAGAACTGGCTAGATATTTTCTCGCAGTGTCTGGACTCGCTAGCAAAATGTGTGCAAGCTTCAAATTTATGGTGTTGGGGCTTTCGGCTTTGGTGTTCTCCGTTCTGATTCTTTGAATCAACTCCTGTTCATCAAGAAAAGTATCACGTGCTGCAAGAATTATTATTCCAGAATTCCCGACCTCTTCTATGAACTCTCTGAGCGCCCTCCAAGAGTCCTCATACCCGTCCGCATCCACAAGTTCATCGAAGCCGTCAATGGCTGCAATTAAAAGGCCGTGCCTAACTAACATTGGTACATGCTCTCCATTAAAAGAAGCACCAATGCTTTGCGTTGTTGCCGCTAAAACATCTCTGAAGTTTGATAGGCGCCGACCACTGCTGGAGACGTGGAGAATAGGAGGGCTTATGTTGTTTGCTAAAAATTTTTTTGATTGCGCTTTCGCAAGCTGCGTTATTTGAAAGGTCTTACCTACTCCTGCTGGGCCGTCTAAGAGGATTAATGTGGTTTTCTCTTCGGTACTGTCAATGCTTTCGACTAACTCTTCAGCCGGAATATTATTGCCGGAGTAGTTTATTTCTGATTCGATGATGGCTTGCTCTTTAACCTTCGAAAATGCTCTTTTTTGAGTTTCAGCAAGTCGCTTAATGTCTGCAAATTCAGCTGATGCAATAAGCGTTTTGATATTTGGATACTCGGCTTTTTTATGTTTTGCTGAAATTCTTCCTGTGATAACATCAATGTCGTAGATTAGTTCGCGCCCGTTGCGCGTTAGTATAATTCTCTTTTTGCCTGCAACAGGTTTTTGTGCCATATCCGTGAACGGATCGCAAAACATTTTTATGTCTTCAATAGCCTGCAAAACGTCCATATTAAATCCTATGTATGATTCCGTCAGTATTGAGGAATTTATTATCGTGATCGCGAGTTATGCGAAAGACATAAATTGGGAGGCCCCAGGCTTCTGCAACAAAAACTCCGGGCAGCAAGTCGTCATCATCACCAACCACAATTGCTAGCTTAGTAGGTTTTTCGTTACGTCTAAAGCTGCTGCTCTCACTCCGGCAATAACTAAGAAGATCAGAAACAAGAGCAGTATCTACCATTTTTTGACTTAAGCTTCCGGGTTTGTTAAAGCTTGGCCTTAAAGTGTCGTATAGTTTGGATCTATGACCTCTGCAGATTAGCTCATTCCCAAATTCAATATCCGATAAATAAGAAACTTTGTTTCTTGATATGCCTTTTAGTTCAAGCTTTACAGTCTCCCAAGCTCGCATATCTTCAGTAGGCTGCCTTCCTTTGTGCCAGCCATGATATATTCTGGTTCTGAGTATTTTTATAGGCGTGTTTTTTTCAATTTCGGATAGTTTGTCGATTATTCTCTCTTGTAAATCAGAGTAAGCCTGTTTGATCCAGGAAGCCCTAAGCTGAAGCGGCATTTCCTGACTTTGCTGCACCCTAGAAACTCTAGATGCAGAATCCCAGTCAATAAACAAGTTTGCGGTTATCAAAGCTAAATCCTCTTCATCCATGTCATATAAGAAGTAAGCGTTAGATATACGCCGCAATAGTTCTGGTTATAATTTCAATTTTCTTGAATGGGGGGTATTAAGGATTTAATATTGGATTGATGGTGGCGATCGTAACGCCCCAACCAGCTTGATTTTTTCAGTAAATTCAATTCTTACTCTTCCTTGTATGCTTGATATCCATTTGCGCTAGCGTGGACCTCACGCTAGCAGTGGGGTTGATATCAATATTAGCTGAAAAAAATCGCATAAAGATAAAATGTACAGAAAAGCACTTATCCCCCTCCCGCCGACGGGCTTCGCGTCCGTTTTTTTTGCAAATCTCAATGCAGTGCAATAGCCCTTCAAGCCCAAGCGGGCTGTGGGCCTCTGGGGCTGATCAGCCATTTCACAGAGTGCAAAGTTTTGAAGAGTAATGCAGTGGGATTGCACAGTGGACCTTGGACGGGCATTCAGGAGCTCCGTGCAGAAGCCCCCGGTTTTGCTGGGTGAAAAACTAAAAAAGACCCTGAGGCCAGGGTTTTCGAAATCAGGGTCGATCAAATCGCACACCGATTTCGGTCACAGCCTCGTTCGCAATGGATGGGCTGGAAGCCTTGAGCGACAAGGCTTGTAGGTCCGTTTGGCGGTTTCACTGCATTACACAGTTACTCACGGGCTTGAAACACCATGCACCTGACTGTTTTCTTCAATAAAACACTGGCCACGTTCCTGTTGGCCTCGACGAATTTCGGCTTAACGGACTCGGTTAGAAATCTGCGGAGAGATGAGTCGACCTGTAGCCCGCAACCATGCTTGTCCAGACGTGACTGCAGATCTTTGAAGTTGATCGCGAGCAACGACTCGGGTGCCGCCGAATGGTTGTACTGTTCGCCTTTGCCATCCAGTAGGTCGAGTGCTGACCAGAATGGAATCAATGCGTCCTCAGCTGACTGTTCGGGCAAGCCAATGGTATCGAGGGCTGGTATCGGCATGCAGAGCAGCGCAGAAAAATGGGCGAGCTGGTCATAGATCGCCGAACGAAGCGCCATGCTCCTGGTTCGATTCAACTCCCTCAGGAGGAAAACTCGATGGCGGGACAACGCGATCTGGTCAGCGACGCATAAATCCTCGGACATGTTTATCTCCTATGCCCCGACCGGGTCGATGGCGCTGAAACGTGACCGGAACGTGGGATTTCGTTCTGAAAACGGGGGTGGGGTAAAAAAATAGCGATATTAGCTAGATGTGAGGAAAAAGGGGTTGGAGGCCCCGGTTTTGCTGGGTCCTTCATATAGCAGGGGATAGCGATATGATAGCTATATGAATAGCGATATTTTACCAAACCCCCGGAATCATTGGGTTTTAAGGAAGGTAAATATTACTGTTCATAAAGGTAATATTATCGCCTTCATATCGCTTCAATATCGCTATTTACCGAAAACGCTGAGAGCCTTGATTTACAAGGGCTGTAGCCGTTTTCAGCAACGCATATTACTAATATCGCTCTTTTTTTCTGCCCCAACAAATTTTGAGACGCTGCCCTTGGGTGGGCTGCTTGGGGAGGTGCGGACGCGTGTTGGCGTGTGCGCTTTTACCGGCGCGAGTAATCACGTTTAAGGCCTGGTCAGGCGCAGTGAAAGGATGGCTTGTTACGTGGCTTGTTACGTGTACCGCAAAAAACAAGGGCCTGCATCGCTGCAAGCCCTTGATTTATATGGTGCCGGCACCAGGAGTCGAACCCGGGACCTACTGATTACAAGTCAGTTGCTCTACCAACTGAGCTATACCGGCGTAATGGGCTGCGAGTATATAGAGTCTGATGCGCTTGTAAACCCTAGCTGACTGATTCAGTTGAAAAAATTTGACCGCCGGTGCGGCTCAGCGTCGGCATGCAGGACAGGGTCGGTGGTGAATGAAGGACGTTTCCCTATGGTTTGGCGGATTAGGCTGCCTGATGGCGGGTAGAAGGGTGTCTCAACATGCTGGTTTGGCCCCGTTTTGATGAGAGTGATTCGGCTATAACCCGCGTCGATTTTTAACCTGCCCATGCGAATCAATGACTTAGGCGGTGGCAGCTATCTGAGGCCGTTCAACGCTTCAGCCGAGTCAGGGGCTTTTGGGCCGTTTGCACGCTCGGGACGCTTTGCATAGGCTTGTTCTCAACGGCCCAAGCCACTGAGTCAGGCGGCGAGGGGCGTTCACTTTTCAGTCGGGGATAAAGGATTATCCATTGAATGACACGAAGGATCGTTGCAGGGCTTCGGGGATGCAGTACACCTTAGGCCAGCCATTCACTGAGAAGCGGTTTGAAGGTATTGGTAACGACGTCGTGTCCGGTCGGGCAGGCGTCAGGTGATAGAGAGGCTGTGCATTGCCGTCTGAATCGCATGAATGTGCGTCTGGACGCTGATGGAGTCATCACCAAGTCGGGTACGGTCAAGGTCGCTTCGGCGGGTCTGTGATGGTCTCGATGCTTGAAAACGATGCCCGGGTCTCAGGATCCGGGCATTTTTTTGCGTTTGTATCGGGTGTGTAGCATTGCGATTGGAGTTCGTGCGGTTCTGGCCGATATAGCTGTATCAAAATGGCAGTCGGCCATGGACAGCTAGTGCAATGCAGAGAACGCCCACGCATTACGAGCTGCTGAATGTCGCTCGCGATGCCTCTCCTGATCAGATCAAGAAGGCTTATCGCAAGATCGCTCAGAAGCTGCACCCGGACAGGAATTCCGACCCTTACGCTTCGGACATGATGAGTGTCGTCAACGCGTCTCACGATGTGCTGGCCGATGCTGGCAGACGCGCGGTTTATGACGCGCAGCTGGTGGCCGATGAGCAGAGGGCTCGCGAAGACGCTGCACGCCGCAGGCAGGTGCAGGCGATGCGTGGGCGGGCCGTTCATGTGTATGCCAGTGCGTCGGGCTCGGCGTCTGCTGCACCGCAGCAATCCACCTATACCGGCCCTGAGCGTCGGGCCAATGGTTCTCCCCAGCCTTCCAGAAGTCAGCGCCACGGCAGTGTGTGGCGCTGGGCGGCGGTGTTCGTGATTTTCTGTGCGGGCGGCGCGTGGATGGGGTACGACCCTAATGCTGGCAAGTCTTTCGTGCCGACTGAATCGGTGCCTGTGGTTCAGCCGTGGGCCAAACCGGCTGTTGAGCCCGAGCCTGTGGTTGAGCCGGTCAGCGTGTCTGAGAAAGCTGCGGACGTGGTTGCGTCCGAGTGTGAGGTGCCGACGGTGGATCCGATGGGCGCGCCCTGGCCGCAGAAGGCGGGCTATGTAAAGGACATGCCGACGCTCAAGGACAATGGCTGGTCGCAGATCACTGTTGATAACACGGCAGGCGGTTCTGCGGTTTACGCCAAGGTCACGGACGCAATGGGGCGCAAGGCGTTCCGGCATGCGTATATTCCGGTGGGTGCGTCGTTCTCGTTCGCCAAGATGGACGCGGGCCTGTACCTGCTCAAGTACAAGATGCTGGATACGGGCTGTGCGTTTGCCTCGGGGCGGATCCTGTTGGAAGAGACGCCGATGGGCAGTCAGATCAAGTCCAGTGCGTACAAGCTGACGTTGCGTAAGTTGCAGGGGCGCAGTGTGCCGTTTACGCGGTTGAAGGATGATCAGTTTTAGCTGGTATTCGTCTGGGTTCAGGATCTGCATGGTCAGTTGAATCGGACGCGGAGCGTCCTCGGCGGCATTCCCACGCGGAGCGCTCATCGTATACACAAGTTTGCCTCGACACTGATCGTGCCCATCGCTCCGCGTGGGCATGCGTCCCGTGACGCTCCGCGTCACAAATGGCACAGATTGCGGATTCAGTGAGCCGAGCGCATGACGTGGATAACGCTGGAGCTTTGGCCACGCATCTGCGCCACATTCAAGAGCGGACGCGGAGCGTCCTGGGAGGCGTTACCACGCAGAGCGTAGGAACGATCAGAGTGATCTCAGGCACGCCGATATGCCCATGCACCCAAGTCTTGCTGCAACCACGGACTACCGTGGGAGGCGGCTTGCCGGCGATGCTTTTTCTGAAGCGATCTATCGGTGACTGAACAGGCGCCATCGCCGGCAAGCCGCCTCCCACGGGATATGCATTCAGTCAGACGCTTTCGTTTGGCCCCGTTTTGCGCGTCTTTCGGACTTGTGTATAACGATGAGCGCGGAGCGTGAGGAACGATCGTCAAACCTGCATCACTCATGTCTTGCAACGCTTTCAGGCGTGTTTTTGAAGGCTTCGTCTCTTTCCTTTGCGGGACATTTCCGAGAGAATCCCGGCCCGCTTGTGCCTTGCTGTCTGTGCTTCTACTCTCCCGTCCGTCGCTGCCCATCAGCGATGGGGTTTAGTCGCCCGTGTTTGAGTTAAGGCGCATTGCGCCGCTGTTTGATCAGGTCGTTGGCCTGTTCTTTATGGCGGCTGTGCCTAGGGCACCTTCGGGTGCGCCGGTTCTTAGCTCCCGGTCGACTAACCTTCGTACAGCCGCCACCTTTATTCGTTTAGTCGCGACTCGGTGGCGGTTTCATTGAGGAGAGCTAAGCATGGTCAAAGTCACCCCCGATCCACCCTCGAAAACATCCACCGGCGCACCGATCTTCGATCAGGCCGTCGTCAAACGCGCGATGGCGTGTTACCTGCCCACCCGTCGTCCCAACAATGAATCCCAAGACAACAGCGCCGATTACATGAACCTGGAAGCAACGCTACTGCACGCGCTGGATTTTCTGCGCTGTGCCTCGGCAACGGCTTATGAACTGGGCGATGAGTTGAACGGGTCGAAACGGGACCTGGCGTTTGCTGCCATGCACATGGCCGAGATGGCCAAGGTGATGGTCGAGCGATCCTTGGAGTGTGTTGAGGAATAATCAGTTTTAGCGGGGCGTTTGTGTTTGCTCAGGATCTGCGTAGTCAGTTGAATCGGACGCGGAGCGTCCTGGGCGACATTCCCACGCGGAGCGTGAGGAACGATCATCAACTGACCTCGCTCACGCTTTGCAACGCTTTCAGGCGTGTTTTTGAAGGCTTCATCTCTTTCCTTTGCGGGACATTTCCGAGAGAATCCCGGCCCGCTTGTGCCTTGCCGTCTGTGCTTCTACTCTCCCGTCCGTCGCTGCCCATCAGCGATGGGGTTTAGTAGCCCGCAATGAGCAAGGCATCACAACCGTGTTTCATCAGGTCCGTCCCGATGCTATGGCGGCTGTGCGCTTGGCGCCTTCGGGTGCGCCGGTTGCCTGGCTCACCGGTCTACTAACTCGTGCACAGTCGCCGCCCTTTCGTTTAGTAGCGAGAGGACAGCGATTTCATCGAAGGAGCTAGAACATGGTCAAAGTCACCCCCGATCCACCCACGAACACTTCCACTGGCGCACCGGTCTTCGATCAGGCCGTCGTCAAACGTGCGATGGCGTGTTACCTGCCCACCAGTCGCCCCAACAACGACGCTCAAGACAACAGCGCCGATTACATGAACCTGGAAGCGACGTTACTGCATGCGCTGGACTTTCTGCGCTGTGCCTCGGCGACGGCTTATGAACTGGGCGATGAGTTGATCGGGTCGAAACGGGACCTGGCGTTTGCTGCGATGCACATGGCCGAGATGGCCAAGGTGATGGTCGAGCGATCCCTGGAGTGTGTCGAAGAAGTCTGA